ATGTCTCGTGAACCCACACGCGCAGCGATCCTTATCCGTGAATCCCGAAAGCGTGCGGGACTTACACAGCAGGCACTTGCAGAAAAGCTTGGCATTACCACCAGTGCAGTCTGCAATTATGAAAGCGGTGCAAGTTTCCCCAAAGCAGAGATGGTCTTCGGTCTTTGTGATATTCTTGACCTTACGCCCCGCGACTTGTTCGAGTGTGAATAAGTTCTTCCTGACCCGGCAGCTTCTTGATAAGCGTTCGGCTTCAAACTTTTGCATAAAAGACGGGCTTACCACCTCAATTTTGCTCAAAAACGGAATAGAGCTGCGATTTTCGTACAAAACTTCTGAATAAGAAAAAAGTCCAGAAACCCGCATGGATTCTGGACTTTTTCATCACTTTTTATCTTCCGGGTCGTTCCCGCCTCGTATAAACATCGCATCCCCTATGCTCACGGGAAACATGATACCGTACCGGAAAAAGTCGTCAAAATGTTCGTTTTTGGCTTCTGGGAATGTCTGATTTCGTTTGGGGCTACCGAAAGGAAGATATATTTGTTCAGCAAAAAAGCCCCGTGAAGGGCTTCTTTGTTCGGCGTAGCGCCGTTCTTATACATTTTAGCAGATGACCATAGAGATTTCAACTGCTTTTTGGACATCTTATGGCCGCAGCGAAAAATCCACCCCGGCGAAATCATCTGCGCTCAGGACGTAGGTTCCGTTGTCCCACGCATCCTCAGCCAGCATCTTGGCCTCCTCCCAACTTGCGGCCTCGATCTGGACCACCTTCTTCAGGTGCTCAACGATGATGACGTTGTAGGTGCTGACTCTAGGCGGCACAGCAACCTCGGCGCGTTCCATCATCTTCCCCAGAATCAGCTCGTCCTTCTGAAGCTCGCTGAAATAGTCCGGGTCGCCGCCTTCTTTTCCTGCTTCCTCCAGAAGAAGCTCACTGTTCATCTCCTGACAGAAGTCGATGCAGTCCCGGATGGTGTACGGCTGATCGTTGTCGGCATTCTCGCCGTCCTGATTGTCATGCAGGGCGAGATGGAACTTGTCATCCATCATCAGGCTGTAGTCGTGCCCCTCCAGATAGCCCAGCAGCACTTTGGCCTCAATGGCGGCAAGCTCAACACCCTGCCGGACAGAAACGGCCATCAATTCTTCGGACTTCGTAATCAGCGTCATATAATCGCTCTCCTTTCATTCCATACAGACTTTTCCGACCGAAAGCAGATACGAACACCAGCCGTAACTGATGCCGAGGTCTTTTGCCTTTTCGACCACCTGAGTGATGCTGTACTTCGGTTCCGGTCTTTTTGCGAGCAAAAGTTCCTCCAGCATCCTTTCCTCCAGCGCTTCCTGCTTCCGACGTTCAGCTTGAGCAAGGCTGCGTTCCAGATAATACTCGCGGTGCTTGAGATAAGACTTGCGGGATTGCACGGCCTGACGTTTCTTTACGCAGTCCGGGCAGAACTTCTGGCGGTTCTTGGCGTTCGGTATGTCCTGTCCGCACATCTCGCACTTTGGGGTACTCATCTGAAAATCCTCCCGGAATCCTTGTCCATAAGAACAACCCGGCCCACGATCTCGAACCCGGCGAGATCGGCTACCTGCTTCAATGCGCTGGCCAATGCGCTGATGGTGCGCATCCGGGCAGCTTCAAGCTGTTCCTCCTTGCGGATGTTCTTGTGCGCCTCATACGGCGTCGGGTCGTTGTAATGCTCGCTGTTCTTCAGTTCCACGGTCGGCACCTCCTCATCAACAGCTCATCGGAATCAGAAAGAACCACAGCGGGTACGTCTGCCCAGTTACGATAACGGCTGCGACAATCGCAGCTCCAACAGCCAGCCACTTGGCTGCATCAGACATTTCAGCCCACATTAGTTTTTCCCTCCGTTTCAAGGTCTTTGTACGTTTTTTCCATCATCCGCTCTGAAAAATACAGCGCTTCAGCCAGTCTTCCCTCAACGATCATTCGCTCGGTGCAGGGCGGAAATTTGGAGCATTCAAACAGCGCTTTTCTGACCGCATCACGAAATCCATCACTTGCGATGCTGAGGTCAAACATTTCTTTACGTGTCATTCTGCTTTTTCCTCCGGCGCTACAGGCAGCGGCATCCAGAACGGAACGTCCACAGGGTGAAAAATTGCATTCTCCCAATATGTGATGTCAACGTGCTTGACCGCGGCTCCCCAAACAATGATTCTTCCGAGTCTGTCAGCATCCGCTTCTGTCGGCGGGTCATACTTGGAATTTCTCCAGCATTGACCGGCCACTTCCTGCGGGGTAGCTTCTGGCTGGGTGTCGATATAGTTCTCCACATCCCGTAATGTGTGGATATGGCCTACCTTCATGCCCGTGCGCAGGAACTCTTTCAGCATCTCAGCTTCAAGATACCGTTTCTTACTCATAAGGCGTCGTCCTCCTCTGCCTCAGCAACGTAGCACCAGCTCTGGGGCGCCCTTTTGACCAGGAATCTGCATCTTCAGGGCCACCATGCCCATCCGGCAGGCTTCCTGCACGGTTTCGAGGCTGTCGTAGTCCTCATAATGGGTGGGGTTGAGGATTTCGGCTGCACGTTCATTGGTCATTTTCATTTTTTCCCTCCAATCTCTCCGGTTGCATCTTCCAGCTTGTACCCGCAGTAGGGGCAATACTTGAAATACCCAATAACGTGAGCACCGTACTCCCAGCCAAGACACCGATTACAGCCATCGCAAAACACACCGTCTTTAGTTTCAGGCACATATCCACGGATGATGTGCGCCGTAGGCCGCAGAGTCTCCGGGTCAATAACGGGGGCCTTCAGTAGGTCCCCAGCCATTCCCGCAACGAGGTCGGCCGCTGCGCTCTTGACCAGCCCAGCGTTATAGTCCGGAATATTCCCGCTGGTCATCAACTTTTGGGCCTCCCCCTTGTTCTCCAGCGCAGCAGTTTTCCAGCCATTTACGACCGGAACGATGTTGACCAATCGAATGCTGTCCTTGTCCATTTGTCTTTCCTCCATTCTTATACGAGCCACTGGCTCATCGAACTATCGAACTCGCTGAAGCGGAAGATATGCAAAGCACGCCGCTGCTCAAGTGAAACGGCAAGCCACAAATCAAAAAGCGTTGCATCGTACATCTTCGTATCAACGTCAAGGTCATTGTGCATACAGTACGCAGTCCACAGAGCCATGAGCTGACTACGACAGGCGGCGTTGCGAAAGTCTGTCGCGTCATCCTTGACGTAATCGACGAGGAACTGCCATTCGGACTTCTCGGCCATCCAGATCACCTCCAATCTTGTAGGTCTTTCCCCGGCTGCAGCCAGTCCCCTTGCGGTACTCTGCAATCCAAACCGTCTTGCCGCTCTTGTAGTGGCGGAAGTGACCTCTTACGGTAAAGGAACAGGCAGGGCTTGCGTGGTGGCCTCTGGGAACCACTGTAAGCTGTTTTCCGGCCGAGTGAATGATGTATGTGGTGTTGGCTGTATGCGGCTTTGTGGAGCTTTTACGTTCAGCAGGAGCCTTCGAGGTTGTGGTAGCCGCGCCACCACGGATGCTGCCCGTTCCATACGTCATCAGCGCCATCAGGGAGCCGTACACGGTCAAAGCGCCCTGTTCGGTTTCGGCGGGGTTGCAGTCCGCAGGGAGCGTACTCACTTTCTTCTTCCACAAGCCGTTGCCCAGTGGAGCGAAGACAACGTGACCGAGCTTCCGGGTCGGGCTGTCAAGGTAGAGCTTCAGCTTCTTGTCAGAGCGGAAGCACTTGATGGAGATGCCACTCTCGACAATCTGGATTTCCACTTCTCGCAGGGGAACCGGCATCGAACGAACCAGATCGTTGTGCTCATCCCGCCATGCAAGGAGCTTTTCGATGTCCGCCGCTGTGACCACGATCTTGTCCATCATCCAGAATCCCTCCCAACGAATGTGCCGGCATAAAGCCGCCCGCCGATCATGTAGTGGTAGTATTCATGCCCACGCTGGATGTCGGCCTGTCTGCCGGGCATGGGCCGCAGAACCAGCGGATGCCCAGCAATCTGCACCACATATTCTCCGGCTGGGATGAGCGCCGCCATCCACGGCTCCACCGGACTGGCCCGCGCCGGGCATCCATCCATACAGCAGGTGGCGGCTACCTGCTCCACGTTCATGGTGAACATGGAAAGCTGCTCATATCTGCTCATTTTGCCACCGCCTTTTTGATGGTGAACCGCCATCCCGGCCCATAGGCCATGCGGTACTCGGCAAGCATCTTCAGAGCTTCGGGCCGGGTGTCGAACTCGTCGATGTCCTCCCACGGCTGGCCGGGATATTTACCTCTGATTTTGTACACTGAACCCCACCTCCTTGACCGCCGCGCCGTTCTTGTCACACCAGACCCACTTGTTGCCGAGCGACCGCTTGGTATAGCCCTTGTGGAGCATCTGGCGTTCCTCCTCGGCCATCGGGTCATGCCACTGGAGACTGCGAGCCTTATAGAGCGGTTCCCAGTGCGATTCGTAAAAATCGTATCCGGCTCCGTCGATGCCGAAGAAGTAGCCGAACTCCTCGGACTCATAGATGCGGAACCCGCAGTTGGACATCGCCTGAAGCCCGCCATTCTTCTCCAGCCACCAGTCATCAACATTATCGCCGAACGACCACATCGTTCCCCACATCGGAAGAACGTCGTCCCGTTCAACATCAAAGTCATCTTCCTCGGCGGAAACGAGCTTGCCATCATACAGTTCAATGCAGTACAGGTCGCTCTCCTCGTTATAGCTCTTGATGGTGCCGCAATGCTCAAGGCTGTCAACCTCATCGGGCAGATCATAAACGTATACGGTGTCACCGGCAGCAGGCTTGGTGATTTCGGTCCAGTCATCGGGGTTCATGCCCATCAGCTTCTCAATCATCCCCTGCGGGATGGCATTCATTTCGCGGACCCACGCTTCAGCAGCATCACGGATGGTGCTATACTCAACGGTCATAGCAAATTCCTCCTTAACCTCCGATACTGAGGTAGTCGGAGTAAACGGTATCATCTTCCTTGCAGTAGTAGTAGCTGCGGTCGCCGTAAGCTTCCCAGTCGAGAAAGATGAAGACAAGTTTCTTGCCGTTCCGTGCCGCCTCAACGGCAGTCGGGAAAGACTTGTACTTGTGTGCCTTCAAGAACTCGTTGAGTGCTTCCTTCGATGGAAGAATGGTTTTAGTAGCGTCGTTCTCCATGAGGATGCTTCCCCTTTCAGATGGACGCGCAGAAGTCGCCGAGCTTCTGCCACAGGTGGAACGTCTTCCGGCTCATCTGCACGGTATCGGGAACGCCACGGCCAACCGTCCAGTCGTGAGCCATGCGGAACAGCCGCCCTGCGGCCTCCCGCTCCGATTCGCTGAAGTCGGCCAGCCATGCCCTGCGGCGGCGACCGCTGCTCCAAGTGCAGCCGTAGCGAACCATGCAGATGAGGTCGTACGGGATGTTCGCCCGGACTTCCTCAACGGTGAGCTTCATCATCCGCTTTGCCATATCACTCATCCTCCTTAATCTTGAAAAAAGCCATTGCGCTTGCCTTGATGCTGCTCGGCCATCCGTCCGGGTAGGGTCGCTGCGTACCATCCGTAAAGGGAACAATCGCGGTGGCCTCTACGGCCAACATCTCACCTTCGTACTGGTAGGGGCGGCAGCGGAACGTGCGGAGCTGGATGCTCTCGCATTCCATCGTACCGGCCCCCATGCGCCGCAGATCATCCGCGTTGCGTGCTGCATTCGGGTCATACCCGGCGGCTTTCATGTGGTCCAGAACCGTCATATCAGGCAACCTCCTTTCCGACAACATTCAGGCAGATGTAGAACCGGCCATCGAGGTCTTCAACCTCCCAGAAGTAACCGCCGGTGTACTTGCCATCGGTCAGCGCCTTGTCCTGCCAGAAGCCTTCCTTGATGCACTCCGTGATGGTTTCCTGCCAGCCATCAAAGCGCTCATCCCCGGCCAGTGCCTTGAAGAAGCGGTTGACCGCGGTCTGCCACATCTTGCAGTCGGTGATGAGGTCGGCGCAAACCATGCCGTTCGGCTTGTTCACGATGGCGACCAGATCGACGTCCTGCCGGTGTTCGTCCTGCTCGAAAGCCTCGAAGCTGCTGTATTCTTTCACCTTCAGCATTTCTAAATCCTCCGTGTTTTGGTAAGTTGTTTTCCGTATCTTCATTCTAACTTACCGGTCTGGTAAGTCAAACGTATGCTGAAGTTTTCACAAAAAATTTTACGGTATTCCGAAGATACTTTATGGAGGCTTACCCTACTTTACGGCTGAACCTTTCCCAGAACTGCTTGGCGATGTAGGGGCTGACCGGGGTGATGGTATGATGCTGGCATCCAGAAAGCTGGTAGAGGACGGTGAAGTAGTTCCCAGCGGCATCCTCGAACAGCTCCACATAGAAGTCCTCGAACATCACGGCCTTGTTCGAGCAGAGCGATTCTGCCTTCCGGGTGTCATATCGAACGCCGTCTACGGTCTGCGCTACGGCGGGGCTGGTGCTGTTGCCCAGTTCCGGGAGGCCCGCACCGTTGGTATCACTCATGGAGACCTCATAACCAGCAAAATGTAGAGCCTTTGACAGCTCATCGAAGGTGAGCGAGTTGTTCTTCAGCCGCCCGCTGAGGTTCTGCGGGGTCCAGCCCATGTGTTCGGCCAACTCTTTCTGGGTCTTCCCTGCTCCAGCAAGGGCTGCGCGTACCATATCAGATGCTCGCATACCATCAGCCTGCCTTTCCAGCCAGAACCCGATTCAGCAGGCTCTCGTACATGATCTGGAGCATTTCGCACTTGGCTTTCGCTGCGGCCAGCTCCGCAGCCATGTTCGGATTTGACGCAGGCGTAGATACCTTGACATCCCGGATGACCGGAACTTCTTTCGTGACCTCCACGATTTTCTCTACGGGCTTTCCAACTTCCAGCTCCAGCGAGATCAGCATTGCAACCTCCACGTTGGTCATCTCTGCCGGGGTCAGGTGGCCCTTGTAGCCCAGCAGGCGGTCAACCGATACGGTCGTAATCTGCTCACAGAGGGCAGTGCTTTCACGTTCAGAGCTGCGGATGAGAACGTGCGTCGGCAGGTCTTTCTTCGGTTGGGTGGTCAGGTATACGACCTCTACTATCTCTGCACAGGCGTTGTTCTTCTCGTTGGAGACGATGATTGCCGGGCGTCCCGCCGCCTGCTCACAGCCGGTGTAGTTGTCCTTGCTCACATACCAAATGTCGCCGCGCTTGATTTCCATATCCTTACTCCTCCTCTTTAGCCTGACGCTTCAGCTCGGAAGCATCAATGGTGATGCAGGTGGTGTTGGCGACGATGCCGTCAGCAATCCCCTTGCCATGCTCGTCCAGCAGGGACTCCAGCGAGGTCGCGGTGAGCCGCAGGGCAGCAACCATGAACGGGAAGTCCATCAGGTCATACCGGCTTACAACGCCCATCAGCTCTTTGGTCATCGCGGTGACGCACTCGGCAGAAATGCTGCGGGCATCATCCGGCTTGTTTGCAAGCACTGCCAGCGTCATCCGCAGCGCATAGGGAATATTCTTGCTTTCCATCTTTCAATGCCTCCCCAGAAAGAATCTTGCCAGCCATACAACAGCCATCGCCCCGACGATTGCCCAAAAGGCAGCGCAGAGGATGTCCGTGGCCGTTTCGAGCCACTGATCTATCACGATCAACCATGCCATCATCATTCTGCACCCCTTTCAGCCGTACACTACTTCGCCAAACAGGGCGTACTGGATGATGAGGTCTGCCATTTCGCCGTCGATCTCGCAGGTGTCAACTTCGCCATTGCTGACAGCGCCGTAGCGATCGCCGCCGTTCTCCAGCCAGAGGCGGAAGCCCTGTGCGAACTTCTCCATGTCCAGCTCGTACCATTCGGTGTTCGCCTCATCAAACGGCTCATCAACATGAATCTTGAGCTTGCCGCCGCGAGAAATCTGTCCGCTGGCGTATTCGCTAAGGTAGCGGCCAACAACCTCTACGCAGTCGGACCAGTAGCAGATGCCCCCCTCCAACGCAGAAACCATGATGTCATCAACATCCTGCTGGGTCAGCCGAACGACCAGCTCGGCATGAACCTCAAAGTCGTTTCCCGCGGTAGGTGCATTTGAACCAAGAATCTCTTTGCAAATTTCATTTACCACGTCTGCTTCCTTGGTGCCCAATTCGATGGTGCTGTTTTCAGAAGCGAGACGAGAAAATACTGCCTTCACGGTTCGGCCGGCTTCTTCGCTCGTCATGTCATTGATGTATGCTCTGTTGTGGATAAACGCATTCCAAATCGCATTCATTATGTTGTCTCCTTCCTATCAATCAAGTTTCCTGCCACACATCGGGCAATAGTAAATCTTTGCTTCTGCGCTGACGATTGCTTTTTCGTCTGGCAGGGGGTCATCGCTGAAGACGTATCCCTTAAGATACGCTCCAGAGTCGTCGCTCTCAAGGAATAGGTTGAGACCAAGGTCGTCCGTGTTCACGAAGCGTCCCATGGCGTTCTTGGCAAACCGGCCGGTATTCCCAAGGGGCATCATAACCTCATTGGGATTGTCCGACCAAGTCGGGTCATGCTTGCAATACTCACACATTTTTCAAAACCTCCATTCAAATTTCCGGGTCAAAAATCAGGCCATCCCACTTTCCGTTCAGCCGGTCGGGGTACTTCCCGGTCGGAACCATGTACCTGTCCGGGACTTCCGGCGGCAAAGGCCGCTCGTTCCTCAAATCCATACCAGCGTCGAACATCGAGAGCTGCACGGTCTGGCTGGTACGTTCCCGCAGGAGCCGATACCAGTAGATGATGTGGTTCCGAACAAGGTTCAGATTCACGCCATCCGGCCATGCAGGGTCAGAACAGCCGTTCTTCTTCAGGTCATCCCAGTGCTTATACTCAGCGTCCAACTGCTCTCTGATCTGAGCTTCATTCATCTCCTCAGGGGGAATATAGCGGCTCACAGGTGCGCCTCCTTTCGGCGCTCATCGGCGATGACATCAGCGGTAATGCGGTCAACGCCGAGCTTTTCGAGCTGCCGGTAAGCTGCTTCCTTTTCCTGCGGGCAGTCGGCCCGGACGAGATCATCAATCATGTCACTCAGCATACGCCAGCCTCCTCTCTGGTGATAGTTCCGTGAGTCCACGGCCCGGTGCGAACGCCAATGCTGGGCAGGCGGGACAGCAGAGCCTTTTTCATGTCATCAAGGTATCCCCGGTAGCGCCGCTTCTGAAGACCGGCCATCCATGCGCTCTCACAGTCGGAGTAGCCGTCTTTCTGGACAAGCTCGACAGCCAGCGACCATTCGTTGTCCTCCACGCAGATGTAAAACAGCTCGTTTTCGAGGATGACCCGACGCTCATTGCCGAGCCAGACGTTCGAGTTGGCCGCAGACTGGAAGCTGGGGCAGAGCTTCCGCAGTTCGGCGCAAAAGCATTCGAGAACATCTTCTTCCTCGTAGCTACTCCCGATTTCATCAAGAAGCCATTCATTGCCCGAAAGGTCTTCGCAACTGAGGTCGCGCTGTAAGCCGGTTTCCTCCTCTTTGGCGTAGGGGTCATTTCTGCGGTAGACCCGCAGATCATCGTTGTCGATGTAGAACAGACCCTCATACGAGCCGGTCACATAAACATTGCCACGTCCCATATCACTCACCTCCATCAGTCACTCCAGCAAACGGCATTGGCTTCTTCGGGCCGCTGCCATTCAGGTTCTTCTTCAATGCCCCGGTCATCAGGCGGCTCCGTTACTCCGCCGAACCGGTCAAGCCAGCCGGAGCAATCATACATCGGATTCATCGCTGTTCTCCTTCAGGTAGCAGTGGTCAACGACCCAGCCGCCCTTGTTGCCGAAGTCCTTCATGTAACAGTCGAGGCGAACCATCTGGTCGGTGCCATCCAAGCAGGAACCGAACAGGCTGGTGGAGCAGCATCTCGACCGGAAAGCCTTGTTGTCGCTGCTGACCTCATAGGTGCGGCTGCACAGCGGGTAATGGCGGTCAGGCCAGTTGCTGTCAGCAAATACGATGCAGGCGCTTACTGGCTTTGCAAGCTGGGTCTTGTTGTGTTCAACGAACAGGTCCCGCAGTTCGGGATAGGTCATGTTCTGGTTATCCATAGCTGATACCTCCATCAGAGAACGAAGCAGATAACGAGCAGGGTGACGGCAAAGGCTGCTGCGCCGATGGCAACGGCGTTCAGCACGTTGTTGAAACGCTCCCGGTCGGCATCCTTCTGGCGGCGGGCTGCGCGACTCCGCTGCTGTGCGGGGCTGTTCAGCATCCGCAGGAAGCAGTTCGGGTCGTTCTCCCACTCACGAGCAGCGGTCATGTTCTTGTTTTCCATAGCTAAAACCTCCAAAATATCATGTATCTGCGGGTGGCTCCCGCGACGCCCAGCAGGGCGTTTCGGCCGGTGCCAGCGGCCATCATCAGGCGGGTTATTTTTTGAGTTGTTCGGCGACCGAAGCATAAAAGCTGCGGACTTCTTTGTGGCGCAGGACCTCCGGGTGATTCTCACCCCAGTCCCAAACTTCCCGCTCAATATAGGGGTCAAGCTCCTTACATAGTTACGATTGCGCCGAGGTCGTTCTTGTAGAGAACTCGTCCATCAGAGCAGACCTTCCAGAAGCGGAAAGTTTCAACGATTTTGCAGGAACCGCTATTAATAACCTTGCGATCTCGCTTCTGCTCAAAGCTAGTGAATTCGGCCTTGAAGCTCTTTTTATTTGCCTTGACAATGCGCCCGGTGTAGGTAACGCTCTCGATGATGATACCGATGCACTGGCTGCTGTAAGATGTGACCTTGTCGTTGAGATTGAACATTTTTGCTTTCCTCCGTTTATCTTACCGTTTTGGTATGTTTTTTCCGTATCTTCATTCTAACTTACCCACCACTGGTGTCAAACGAAAAATGAAGATTTATCGAAAAAATTTACGGAGTACATCTGGGAGTTTACCGGCGTTCAGTAGACCATGCCTTCCGGGTCGATGATGGCGCATTCCTTACCGTGAACGTAGTAGGCGTTGCCGCCCTCATCCACCCAGACTCGGCAATAGCCAGACAGCCCAATTTCCGGGCCGCTGGCTACGCCGTCCCACTCTGGCTTGCGGGTCAGCTCGCCGACTACCGCAAAGCCAATGTCCGCTGCATACTGACGGGCAATGCTCTCAGTAGCAGGCATGAGCGGTGTTGACGATGCAGCGAACCATCTTCTCGATGGCCTTGTCAATCGGGCAGTTCAGGAATGGAAGGTTCTTGTCAGCTACAATCTCACTTTCAAGTATCCAACCGTGCTCGTTACGAGCCTCAACCCAGCATCTGCCATCGGCTTCGCCGAGCTTGATTGAAAACGACAACTCCGCTTCATCGCAGTATTCGAGGTAACCCCAGAAGATGCAGGCCACGTTCTTGCTGAGGTGTCTGACCGACCACTCCCAGTTGGGGTCGTTCTGGTTGGCCTCGGAAACCAACCGGCTAATCAGTTCCTTGTGTTCACGCAGATCATACATAGTTCTAAACCTCTTGACTTTCCCCTGCCATACTGATAAAATCGAAACGAGATGGGGCAGGTCCCATCCCGTTCCGGTTGGCTAGGTTCCCGCAGGTCTGCAAACTCAGTGGGGAACCTAGCCTTTACTGTTTCTTAGACTCGCCGGTTGCGGGGTCGAGGACTCCGGCAATGCACTTAATGCACTGCGTCGCTTCCTCGTCCGTGTGACCGTGAGCTTTCAGCCAGTCGATCAAGCGGCTGGCTTCCAAAGCGGTCATGCTGCACTCACCTTTCATTTTGCTACACCTCCTGCTCGTGCTTCCAACTTACCAGCCGGATGCTGGTAATTGTAGATAACTTACCTTTTTGGTAATTTATCTTAGTATCATTATAACTTACCCAACTGGTAAGTCAATCTGTTTTTTAATTTTTTCAAAATATTTTTTATATCCACTGGCTATTTGATGCCAAGCCGCTGGTAGCCTCTGGAAAACCTCTGAATTTGCATTTTGGTTACGGGTAAAAGTGTATTGGGAAACGTCTGGAACCCTCTGGGAAGGATTTGTCAAAAGTGCATAACAAAATTTGGCTATTTTGAGAATTGATTTTTCTGGTGACGTTGTTCCATCGGATTTTCCACACAAACAAAAAAATCCCCTGCTAGCTTTCATTGCCAACAGGGGATTTTCTATGTAGGATTTATAATTTGCCACCGACGCGCTTTTTATCGATAAGCCGGTAAATTGATTCCAAGGATTTTTGAACCGCTTGCCAGAATTCATGCTGATTGTCTTCAAATCGCTTTGGCTTATTTCCTGCTTCGACAATCAAATCTTCAAGCGAGCTGCATTCCTTTACCAGCTTATCAAAAAATATTTTATCGTCGTACCTGTAAAAGAGTGCAGCCATACTCATGTCAGCCAAGGCATCACAGAGATTGTTTCCATTGCACAAAATGCCTTTATCATCAAACCTAAGCGTCGTTCTGGCCTGCGGAATTTTCTTGATGAGGTAGTCATCAAAAATAACACCGCAATTACTAGAGCGAATCGCAGCAGCAGCCGATTTATTCGCTGTAAACGCAGCATAGATGGATACTACGATTGCAAAAAGAGACAAAACGGCAGAAATAACGTCAATCACTTACTGCACCGTCCTTTACATAAGCATCAATCGATCGAGGATAACTTTTTTGGGATTGTCGATTTTTGGAGCGATGATGTCGAAATTTTTTTCCATTCCCTCTCGCCCGATTTCAGTATAAATTTTTCCAAAAAAGCCCTGAATAAAGGAAGATGCCAAATAATCAATTTGCTCTGGAAATTCAATGGTAAAAGGTTGGTCAAGATCAATCTTTCCATCAACCTGCTCGCTGAATAACTTTCGGCCATAGCTGTTTCCGGCGAGTTTTGTTAAGCTCCTATCCCTTATTTCGAGAGCGACCTTTTGTTCAGTCATAGTCTGTCCTCCGTCTCCATAACGAAATTCAAGTTGTATGCGGTTCCGGGAAAGTAGATCGGAAATGGCAAGAAAACATTCTTATCCGGAACACAATGCTGGAAGTCATGCTCCCGATTCATTCCAATCCAATGTTCTGCATCATACTCCAAAAGCGGCTGTAAGAATTGCATCTTTCGTCGCCCCGAAAGCACATAACAGTTGTTGCTATCGGCCTGAGTCTCAAGCCATTTTATTAAGGTCGGAAGTCCGGTTCCACCGGTAAGATATTCGTTCGGTCTGCCGGATATGCGATCTTGGAAAGCGCTTAACATGAAAAATTCGTCATCGCCATAGTCTTCCCTGAAAAACCGTCTGTGATACATATAGATTTTACGCAATCGCCAATACCGGGCGCTGTCACTCTTATCGCGTAACTCGGGGTTGACACATAGCTTTGATTGTATTTGAGACGAAAGCAAGGTCGGCGAAAAATTAACAACGCAAATATTTACGCCGTAATACTTTGGTCCAGTTGGATTATTCCGGCGAACATAGTCGCGTGGCGTCACATCAATATCAAGAAAACAATCTGAGTAACTATGCTCAAGCGCATTTCCAACAAGTTCTACAGCAACTTCAGAAAGCAAGTCGCTGCGAGTCTTTGTAATTCCAAGCCCCTCAAAGAACAAGCACAATGTTGTAATTGCCGACGACAATGTTTCGTCAGAATTTTCATTTGCTAAAAAAAGCTTACGATAATAATTCTTGCCAACGCCAAATCTAAATTGACGGACAAAATCCATGCTAGACTGTGTGGATTTCTCTAGGGCACATAGGGGTGACTGTCCGATGCCATCGGTAAAAATATTCGTTTCTTTCTTATTGTAAAGCAATTGTACAGATATACCGTGGTCAGCAATGATATGTTCTAGGTAACACTCTAACAAAACGTATGTGAATTTTTCGTCGAACACGCCGTTCGGAAATGCAATTATAATTGATGAAAGCTGGCTGTTGCTGTGAACGGTAAGAAAAAGCCCCGCGATGAGTTCGGAGACCGTATCGACTGTTAACACCTGCTGATTTCCATAAAATATACAGGATTTTCCATCCGGAAAGAAAACAGGGATATGCGCTTTAGCAGATATCGCATTCTGCAATTGCCGCTCAAGCAGGGTTATATTCTTCATACATGCCACCGATTTAACAGTTCTATAATCATACCGATATACTATGGTGCTTTCAGGACCATTATAGCACATATTTTAGACACTAACAACAAAAAATCCCCCATATTTGCCTTATTATGGGTCAAATACGGGGGATTTTTTTCATTTTACGCTGACTTTGCGCTGACTCAGCCCAGATTCAGCGTATTCTGGGCAGCGGCCTGCTTGGCGGCGACGTGGTTGGCGTCGATCTGGGCCTCAATACGATTTTCGAGGTACTGGGTCGTATCGCCGAAGTTGCTCTTGATGTAGTCCTGTGCGTCGCTGCTCATGCTTTTCAGAGCGGCGGACACGGCCTTCATAAGCGCTTCCTTCTGCTCGGCCTCCTTGAACGTCCCGGCGGTCTTCAGGTCGTTGACGTAGGTCTGGTTCATCGCGGCTACGGCGTCGGACACCGCGCTGCCGATCTCGCGGACGAGGCGCTGCACCTTGATGTCGTTGGTCTTTGCCACGATGAACTCGATGAACACGGCAATGCCCTTCTGGATGCAGGCGGTCACGATGGGGACGCAGACCAGCAGGGCGATGTACAGCAGGCTTCTCGTAAACTCATTCATATTCGGTTACTCCTTTCATTCAGTGAACCTGATTCTTCAGGCTGTTCATCCGCTTGTCGCCTTCGATGGCGGCGGCGGTAAAGCTGTTGTTCTTCCACCACGCAGCGACGCTGGTGGCAATGGTCAGGCCGGTGGTCACGAACTGTTCCACCTCCGAACTTTCGATGGGCAGCAGGGGCTTCCCGGCGGCGCTCGAAACCTGATTTGCCAGAGCGAACGCCAGAGCGGCCGTGCGGGCCAGCGTAGCGATGGACACTTTGCTATTCGTCATAGAGCCTATCTCCTCTCACAGGTACTTGTCAGCGCCAGACAGCGCCTTCCACGATGCAGGGCCGCAGATTCCGTCCACGGTCAGGCCATGCGCCTCCTGCGCCTTCATCAGGGCATTTTCCGTACCCTCACCAAACAGGCCGTCGGCCTTCAGCTTCAGGAGCTTCTGAAGCATAATGGTGGCACTGCGGTTTGCAGGCCCGGTGCAGCCCCGTCGGATGGTGGGAAGCACGAACTTGTTGTAGGTCGTGCTGGGGTACTTTCCCGGCGTGGTGCAGAGCCACGTTGCTTTCGTGCTACGGGTGTCAGCGTGGACAAAGGCCCCACGGCTGTGCCAGTAGATGCCGATGCCGCCGAACCCCACGGCCTGAGCAAGGATGCCCAGTGCCACCGGGTTGATGCTGCGGTTCTCCGTCCTCCAGTCCGCCGCCATGCCATAGCGGTGCTTGGAGTTCTGGCTTCCGCCCACAGCCGCATTGTGCGTGATGCAGCGGTAGCCGGACGTGATCTTCAGCGGGCGGTCTACCTTGTCCCGGATGAGTTGGAGCTTTTCGGCCAGCTCCGTGTCAACCGACTGCTGTCCGCAGCCGCAGGGACACTCGAACTCAGACTTGGTAAAGTTCTTGGTGAGCGCGGTCTTATCCCCGCGCTGGAACGTAATGATGCTCAACTTACACACCTCCTAAAAGCCGATTTGGGTAAACACGAAGCCGATAAAAACGCCAATGACGGCGCTCACGACATACCCAACAGCTTTGCGCCACATTTCGCCATCACGGTCTTCCAGTGTTTCCAGCCGCCTGCCCTGTTTTTCCTGCTCCTTCACCATGCTTTCCATGCTCAAGGCCAGCTTCTCGACCGAAGTGGACAGTGCGCCCATTTTGCTTACGCTTTCCTCCAGCAAGGCGATTCGTCTGTCCTGACGGGCATTTTCCTCTTCGAGCCGACGCTTGAACTCCTCATGCTCGGCTCGCGTAATAGGCTGGTCCATCTGAACCTCCTCTCCTTCGTCATACAAAAAATGAGGGGAGCCGGTTCTCCCGGCTCCCCTGCGCGATCACTCGACCTCGACTTCGAGGTCCTTCAGGATTTCCTCAACCTGCTTCCGAATCAGCGCCGGAACCTGATCGAGGGTCTTCTTGCCCTTCACAATGAGGGTTGCATAGATGACTGCCATGATGCCTTTCTCCTTTCTCAGCAATATTATTAAGGCAAATTCCCGCAGGCGACTCATGCGTTGCCGTCCGCCGCGAGAATGGCCTTGACTTCTTCCCGCAGGTGCTCAGGCACCTGCTCGATGGTTTTCCGCCCCCGGCGGATGAGGTTTGCATAGACTTCTGCCATGATTACGCCTCCTTATCTGCGGCGGATGTGACCGCAATGAGCTGTTCGTACACGTCGCACAGCGCCATCTGGGTATTATCGAGGTTGGATTCCAGAGAAGATACCTTGGTTTTCAGGACTTCATTCTCCTCCTGCAATTCCGCCATCGTTTTCTTCTTCTGCAACTTGGCTACAGAATCGACTCTTACTCTGTTCAAACCCATTACTGGAAACCTCCCTGAATTGAAGCGATATAACCGCTCTCGCCGCTTGCGCCGCGCTCTGCGGTGACGCGGAAATTGAATGCAAAGCCGTTGGCCGCAGTCTGGTTCGTGAACAAATGGTTCCGACCATTCCGGGCCTCGGTGGTGGCGTCCTCCCATACCGGCGAACTGTCCTTGCCGTTGTTCGTGACCTCCACCTTGAACACGGCGTCGGCGGGAATCAGACCGCCGACGGTGATGGCGCAGAGCGTGATCTGGGCATCCGCCTCCATCGGCTGCGCCAGCGTGATGTTGGCGGCGGTGACGGCCTTCGTAAAGGTGAACGTCTTGGTTACGGTGGCCTTGCCGTCGGTCACGGTAACGGTCATGGTGTGACTGCCGTTCGTAATTTTCTGGAAATATTCACCGGTGACGGCGAAGCTGTTGGTGGTCTTGCGGGTCGCGGTGTAGGTGCGCTTGGTCGTGCCGTCCAGCTTTTCGGTGACGGTCAGGGTGTCCCCTGCGTCCTTATCATCCACGGAGTACGAGATGGTGAAGCCGCTGGACTTGGTGCCGAGGTTGGCTGCGCTGGAGGTCGTGATGGTCGGCGTAGTGTTGTTATCGACCGTGCGCTTGGTGGACGTAGTGTAGCCGGACTGAGCATTATAGCTGTCGTACGCCTTGACACGGTACATCACGGTGGACCAGCCCTTGGTGATGGTGTCGGTGTAGGTCAGCGCGTCGCCCTTGTACACCTGCGTGTAGGCGGAGCCACCATCGGTGCTGCGCTCCAGAATGTAGCCGCTCAGGTTGCCATCGCTGTCACTGGCCGCAGTCCACGAGATTACCAGCGTGCTGCCGCCCTTGACATCATTCGGCACCGCGATGGACGGCGGCGCAGACGGGGCATTGTTGTTGACCACCGTTACCTGCGAACTGGTGCGCCAGCCAGACTCCAGACCCTCGGTGTCGTATGCCTTGACGCGGTACATCACGGACGTGGTGCCGAAGGCGACGTTGTTCGTGGTGCTGGTGGCCGTACCCTGATAAATCTGACTCCACGAACTGCCGCCGTTGGTCGAACGCTCTACCTTGTAGCCGGCGAGATTGCTCTCAGCATCAGAGCTTTTTGCCCACGAGATCGAGATGTTCGTGCCGCCCATGATGGACGAAGGAACGGAAATGCTCCCCGGAGTCGAGGGTGCGGTATTAGTCGAGACCGTGCCATCGTCAGACACCAAGAGAGTAGAGGGCAAAATCAAAGCGGGGCGAACACCGTAGGGGTTGCTGTAGCTCCAGTTGTCGTAGGAACCACCAGACCCGACGTACCAGACGTAGTAGTTGTTGCCGGTGTACGAAGAGCGCAGCCACCAACCGGCAGCGGAGCTGCCGTTGTAGGCGATACGCTTGCGGTTACCGCCGGAGCTGTTGCCAAAGTACGCCAGCCGAACACCATCCTTGGGGAAATAGCTGTTGTCGCTGGTCGTCCAGCCAACCTCATAACCAGACAGCAGGAATACTTTCGTGCTCAGGCCATTGGAGCCGGTGGCAAGGCTGCCGCCGAAACCAGTGCCGTTCTGGTACGGAATCTTGACCTGCTTGATGGCATTGCGAATATCGGCATCGAGCAGGCTGATGAACGTACCATTCAGGTACGCGGTCATGTCGGAGTTCAGGTAGTCGTTGTTGGAACCGTCCCACTTCATCGTGGTATAGATGTCTTTCATCAGCAGCCAAGTACCGTTGCAGCTATCGTCATAGACGCTGGACGGCTTGCCCTGATGGACGACGATGAAATCTTTGGCAGAACCATTTACTTTCAGCTTGATGGTGCTGCCGATTGCTTTGGAACTCAAGGTCACATAAGCCATAGAAAAAATCTCCTTTATCAGTTAAAAACTCTTTCCGCAAGCTGTCCGGAGGTGATCGCGAAAAAAACATCCGTTCCATCAGAACTCGATCCTCTTTGCCGTGGTGTTCCAGACACCCTCTACCACCGTGCCGTCCAGCGTTTCAAATGTGACTGTGAACGGATTGCCGGTGACGGAAGTGTTGAACATCAGCTCCAGCAGAGCCAGCCGGGCGGACACGTCGGAGATGCTGTTCTGGATGGAGTGGTGGGCCTCCTCATCGTCGTTGTGGGCATCCACGAGCTTCTGCGCTTCCTTCAGGAATGCCGGGAGCATCGTGACCGAGCAATACCGCTCCACATCTTCCGCCGTCATCCACGCCTCGCATTTGTAGTCTACGGTGACTCCCAGCCCCTCGCCGATGACGATGCACACCGGGAAGCGGCGGACATCCACGCCGGTATTGGATGCAGCGCTGACGTACTGCGGGTAGTCACCCAGCGTGCCATAGTAGATGAGGACTTCGCCCTTGTCCGGGTCAAATGCGAACACGCCGAACTCCCGGAGCCAAAATCCGTGGTCAAGACCGCCGTTCAGGTCGGAGCGGTACTCCACGATCATGCGGACGCTGGCTCCATCATAGACCGGCGCGGTCGATGTGCCAGCGGCCACCGGCTCCACCAATGCGGTCATTGCGGCAGGTTTCTCATCATCCGGGATAGTACCGCTGCCCACCATAATCTTGGAAATCGGGAGCTGCTGCCCGGCAACCAGCTTGGCAATCAGCTCTCGGCCGCTGTCAGTAACAACAAAGCCATAGTAGCTCATAACTCATCCTCCTCAAGTTCAGGCAGTTTTGTCTGCGTGATGTTCTGCGCTGCAGGAACCGGCAGCACAGTGTCGATGAATGCTTCGCCGGTTTCAATCTCCGGCAGGATCGTTGTCGTATAGCCTCGGCCCAGAATGCCCTCGACCGGCACATCTGCGACCATTTCAGGAGCCTCGGTGTTCGCCACCACCAGAATTGCCACACCCGCCGCCTTGATGAACGGAGCATTCAGCAGTTTTGAAACGTCAGCCTCCGGTGTCAGGGCATCGGTTTCAAAAATCATGGTGGCCGGGATGGCCGGGTCCTCGCGGTAATGCAGGGGCTTATCCCAGAACATTTTGAACGCCCGGATGATGTCATAGTAGGTGCAGTTGTTGGTGTTCTTCCAGATTTTGTATATCAGGTACGTCCGGTAGGCATCATCATCCAGTACATACACAGATTCTTTGGCGCAGGCCAAAGCACCGGCTTCAAGGCGGGTCAGAACCGCATTGTCGCCGATGCCATCAAGCTGCTTCCCAACTGCGGTCTGGATATTCCGCTTGTCGCGCAGGTCTTCGTAGAACTGTTGAACCTCGTTCAGCTCATCACCAACGGCCTCCATGAGCGCGTCGATGACCGACTTGCCCTTGAACTGCTCCACAAGATCATCCCGGAGCTTCTGGACGTAATCAGCCATCCATGACCACCTCAATCCTGTTTTCGTCCGTAACGGCCCGCTCCCGCGCCGAGATGGACACACTGCGCTGGGTGTAGCCAGTGGGCATATCGCCGTCATTCGGTGTTGCAAACAACCATACGTCGATGTAGTCGATGCCAAACACCTGAAGGTTGAACTTCTGCGGGATGACGTTCTCGCCCGCCCCCAGTGCGCTCATTTTCTCCAGAATCTGCTCTTTGACAAGCTCGACATAGTTGGTAGGCGGATTTGTGTTCGGACTCAGAGTGACGCCAACCTTGAACCAGACCTTGACGTACGTCGGGCGGTTGAAGCGCACCACGATGTCCTCCCCATAAACGCCGTGCAGGGTAGTTTCTACACTGCCGAAAGTATTGATGCCGCCAGCCTTTGTGTTCAGGATTTGCTGGGCGATTTCCACTGCATCGCCGCCCTCGACCACGACTTCGATGCTGTGCGGCCACCGGCCGGCAGAATCGACTTCATTTGTGCAGTTCTCATAGGGAGCCACACTGACTACGCCCTGCACATTCTTCAGGATGGCGCTCTTGATGCTTTCCAGCATGGCAGACGAGCGGTTGTAGATTTTGTTCGTGTAGGACTTTCTGAACTCCACATCGCTCTCTGCGAGCTGACCGGCAACATAACTTCCCACGTTGACCACGGACTCCATGCCCGGAACAGCTTTCGTGATCTTCGTGATTACGCCATTCGGAATGAAGATGTCGCCCGGCTCGGCAGTCTCAAATGTGACGATGCTGCCCACGGAAACAGTGGTCAGGTTTTCGGACAGGACCAGCGTGTTTGCGCTGGTTTCATCAACTGCCTCGATCACGATGGTGTCGTTGATGACCGTCACATGAAAGTCCTTATCCGTGATGGCTGTTCCCAGATCCTCTAGGGCTTCGCTGGTGCTTTGTTTGGGGTCAGGGGTGATGGTGTATAGGTTTCCGTTAAGAGCCACCCCAAGGGCCGTTGTAGCCGCCGGTGATGCAAGGATGACGGTGGCCTTGTTGAAAGCCGACCTCGTGATGGTTGCATCTGCGGTAGCTGTCAGACTGGTTGCCGGGTTTGTGTCGGATGCAATCACCGTTCCTGCCGGAATGGTTGTTCCGTCCAAACCCGTGCAGAGGATGCTGTAATAGGATTTCGCCGCCATTTCACGGGTGGAGCCACCAAACTGTGCTGCATAGTCCAGACTTACACCGGTTGCGCTGGACGTGTACTGCGAGTGGTACACATCTACGCCAAATTCCCACAGTTCTGCAATCTCATCTGCGACGTTGGTCAGAATGTGATTCAGCAAAGACTGCGGGTTTTGCCGGGTATTTACGCCGAGGCGGTCTGTCATCTTGCTGTGCATATCCTCAAGGATGACATCAAGGCGTTTCGGATTTGGCCCCTGCGGGGTCAGGCCATATTTTGCCACGGGATTTTGACCTCCTCTCTAAAGCTGTCCTCATCCGTGTTGAACGTAATCTCCACGGATGCCCTACGGCTTTTCTTGTCGATGTTGAACAGGATTTCCGATACATCCGTCACTCCATCGACAGACATCACGGTTTCCCGGATAAGATGCCGGAGCTTGGACTCATTCGGATTTTTGACCAGCAGGTTCTCAAAGTACGGAAAGCCGAGCGAAGGCATCAGCCGCCACTCTCCGAAGAACCAGAGCAAACGAATACGGACAGCCTGTACGATGCTGTCCGTAGCTGAAATGTCGCCTGCCGCCGAGAGTTCTAAGTCTCCGGTGACATCGAGCTTCAGGTCTATCACGCTTTTCCCTCCTTTACTGCGGCTTGCCCGTCATGCCGCCGCTGTCTCCTTTGTGGGTGTGGTTTGCAAGGCTGATGCTGCCGTTGGACGCTTTAACATCATCCCGGGCAACAATGCCGCCCTTGACCGTGAGTTTGCCTTCAATGGTAACGCCATCAGGCGATACCGTCAGAACGGTTCCGCCAACTTCGGCCTGCACAGTGCTGGGCGTAATCTTGACGGTGGTGTCGCCCGCTGCAATCGCCACAGCATCCTCATCGCAGGCGAGCTTCATGGTGCTGTTGCCGCCAGATGTGAGATTCGGAATGGCAATGGCATTGGTCAAGTCGAACTTCAGTTTGGTGTCAGTTTCCTTGCCGTACATCCAGTAATCGAGCGCCTGCTCACTGAAAACCAGCAGGCATCCATCGCCTTTCTTGATGGGCCATGCAATGGTGACGTTTTTGCTCTGCGGGAACATGACCGGGACTCCTGAGATTTCTGGGAAGTCCATCGTACTGCCATCAGGCTTTGTGAACTTTGCCTTCGGTAACACTGTTGCGACACCCTTGTCCGGGTCGTAACTTTTTATCTCGCCCGGCAGGGCCGTGTGCATATCCTCCGTCGCGCTGCGGGCGCTTTTATTGATTTGGTCAACAAACTCCTGCATCATTCTTGCTTCACCTCTAGCAGGCGGGCTGTGCAGCTCCACGAACCTTCCATGTTGTCGCCCTCAATCCGCACCGAGTAGACCCGAAAATAACCCTTGACCACTTTGCTGTTCAGGTACACATAATCGTCCAGCCCGATTGCGGCGTTCATCAGGTACTCCACGTCCCAGCCGTAGCTGTATCCCTTGTCCTCATTGGAAATTTGGACACGCTCTGGGAGGCCCAGCAAGCCCGTTTCTGCCGAAAGCTCATACACCTCACGGCTCATCGTATCGCCCGGCTTTTTGACCTGCAAGACGCCGTTGTTGATGCTCCAGACCAGCCCGCTGGTTTCACAGGCTTTCGTCAGCACATTTCTGGCTGGGCCAACGTAGCTGTATCCATTGGGGATGTCCTTGAACTCTGCGTTGTAGGAGAAAGATACCGTCACGCCCATCTGATCTGCGGTGTCCTGAATCAGGGTCTTGCAGTTCACAGCCCCGGAATAACTGACGGAAACGTAGGTGTCGCGGACTTCAATGCGGTTATCCACCAGCTCGATCTCCGTTGACCTGTCTGCTCCGTCAGCCTTTGTCGTGGCAAATGTGACCACGCCGGTGAAGATGAGCGGACGTGTATCGCCATACCCTGCATGGAGTACGACCACGCAGTCGTTTTTGTTCAGCTCTGCAAGGTGTTCGTCGCTCAGATTCCAGATAGTCACTTTGGCCGTATTCTGGCTGTTGGTGTCGGCCTTTTCTACCGAAAACGAAACGTGCAGCGGTCGCTTTCCGCTGCCAATTTCAAACCCAGTCGAGCCTGCCTTGCCCGCCGCCAGCCGGTACTGTCTGTCAAAATTCTTCACGGCATTCTCCCCTTTCGATGGCAACAAAAAAGGCCGCGTTTCCGCAGCCCTAAAGGTTTTATCTTACTTCGCCTTGCTGAGTTCCTTCTTCAGCAAAACGCATTCCAAAATGATATTGTCCAGACGCTCAATGAGCGCCCCTCCACCTGCTTGCATCGGTTCCCGCTTAAAGGCTTCAGGTTCCCTTTGGGGAGGTTCCGTCGGTTCTTGCTGTGCCGGCTTTTTATTCCATGCCGGATACGTTCTGGCGACTTCCTCTCCCATTTCCTGCGTTTTCGGTATCACTTCGTCTTCCAGCCAGCGAATCGCTGCATAGGGCGCCGGTCTGCGGCACAGGAGCTTCACGGCGTTTTCCGCAGAAAAGCAGGTAAAATCGCAGCGACCACGCCGCATACCATTGTCCCAAGGAACTTTCCTCAAAACAGATTCAATACGGTTCACTCCCTGATTGCCGCCGGTGACGGCTTTTCTCGGCTGTTCATAGCCCGCGATTGCCGCGAGGTCCGGCCCGCAGAAGAACGGGGTTCCGTCCGGGTCGAAAACGACCCGCAATTCCTGCCGTTCCGGCGTGGTGAAAATCACGCAGTTGTCACGCATTCCGTTCACCTCCGTAAAAGCAGCTCCGCAGCCCTTTGTTGCGGGCATTGAAGATTTCCCGGAGAATCACAACGGCACGTTCCGCCTGCTCCAACTTGCCATCCGCGAGGTTGCTGTCCACCATGTCGATAGCGACACCGACATCGCCCATACGGATGACCTCGCGCTCAAGGTCCATAGCACTCATATCAGCACACTCCTTTATCTTGCAAGAAGCCCGCTGACATGATATAATCGTGTCAACGGAACTTCTCAGGATTGTTCCGGGCAAGATGTAGGAACCAGCGGTGCTTTGTGAGGGCGAGCCGCTGGTTCTTTTTTGTTTGCCCGGTTCACATCTTCATTCTAACTTACCGTTCTGGTAATGCAATGAAAGTGACCAATGATATGAGCGTTTTGCGAAAGTTTCCCGTTTTGGTCAGTCCAAGGACTGTCCGGCGGACAATCCAACGGATTCCATGTAAAATCGGCCATTTTGAGCGACATTCATCCCAAAACCTCTGAAAAGCCTCTGATTAAACCCGGACTTTACCAGTAAAAGTATATGGAAATTTGTCTGGAACTTTCTGAGAACGAATTGTCAAACCCGCCATTGAAGATTTGTTCAAAATGAGAATTGATTTTACTGGATGATTTGTTCCAGCATCATGCCGGGACAAACACAAAACGAGCCGTCCCATCGGCAAAATCCTGCCGACCGACGCTCTCCTTTTCGGTCAGGACAGCGAAGATGCCGCTGGGCATATCATCCCGGCCGAACAGCAGGTTGAGCGGAAACTGCGGGACCATCTTGACACCGAGCAGCAGTGGCGTTCCGAGTGAATCCATCACTCCGAGCATCCAGTAGCCGCCGGTGTCATTCCATGTGAATCGCAGTTGATACAGCCTGCTTTGGAGGGAAACTTTGACAACGCTGTCGTTCATGTCCGGGACTTCGATGACGAAGTAGTCCACGAACGCCCTCCTTATCCCAGCAAGCCGAAACTGCTGGCAGCGTTATAGAGAACGGAACCTCTGCTAGAGCTGGACGAAGAACCTGATGCAGAGGAGCCGCCGGACGAGCCGCTTCCTGCCGTACTTGCGGCGGTGGTGCTCGCTTTTCCAGCGGCTTTTGCAGTTTTGCCCGACTTGCCGTAGCTGGCCGGGATTTCTGCGGTGGCGGTTTCCGTCACCTCGATCTTCTTGAAGGCTATCGGAATCTCACGGGCGTAGCCGACCTCCACAGACTTCTTGATGTTCATGCTTGTAATCACCATGTTGGAATACACGCAGTCAGTGGTCGTGACTTCGAGAATCTTCTTGGCGAAATACAAGTCCTTCAGCCGACGAACAACGCCCTCCGTCTTTCCGGGGCCGGAGCCTGTACGCTCCCTCCATGTCACCGGCGTATCGGTCACATAGAGCGTCATATTCAGGGTGTCGGCCTTCAGCACGATGGTGTCGCTTACACTGAAGCCCTTTTCGGTCGGGTACTCAGGCACATCCGCTTCATAGCCTTCTTCGGAGTCGATCAGGGCATCAAACTCGATGTCATCGACGCTGACGGGCTGTTTTGCTCTTGCCATGTACTCTCACCTACTTTGCAAATGCCAGCGCACGGGCCATCTCGCCGGTAGCATCGCCTGCGGCCTTATCCATAGCCTCAGAACTCTTTTGCTGCCCGGCGCGGTCGCCGTTGAACTGGTTGTTGATGTTTACGTTCTGGGTCACAGTGCGTCCACCGGTCGTTCTGCCGGTTGCGCCCCGCCCGGTAGCTTTGGAAACCACATTGGCCTTGGCGATGACCGACATTTCGCCGGTCATGCCTTCCAGCGCATCCTTCACCTTCTTCTTGCCGGAAGTGATGCCCGATGCCATCAGGTCGATCATGTCCGGCATATAGGTGTGGAAGTCGCTCAGGGGGCCATTCTCCGGCTCCGAGAAGCCGAGGAACGACTTAATCTTATTGGCTACGCCTTTTACAGCCTCGCCTACACGACCTACCGCAGACTGGATGCCCGATACGATGCCGTCGATGATGTCGGACCCCCACTTCAGAGCCTCAGCCGGGAGGGATGTTATCCAGTCGATAGCAGCTTGGAACCCCGACACAATGACATTGCGGACATTGCCAATCGTGGTCTTGATGCCCTCCAGCAGATTGCCCGCCGCCTCACGAATCTTGTCCCAGTTCTTCCACAGCAAAACGCCGATTGCGATTGCAGCGGCGATTGCCAGAATGACCGGGCCGAAGGCGCTGGCAAGAACAGAGATTACCGCACCGACCACCTTGATAACGGTGATGATGCTCTTTACAACAACAAAGGCCAGCTTAATAACAGAAATGACCGCTTTCACAACAGAAATAACGGTTGTAATCACGCCAAAGATAGCCGAGATGCCCTTGACAGCGGCTATGACAGCCACCACGCCCACGGCAATTCTGCCGATGGATTCACCGATGTCTGTCCATTTTTTCTTATCAACCTTCCCGCTCGACAATTCCTTGAAGAACTGAGCGATACCGGGGGCCACCTTGGCTACGGCTTGCTGTATCTCCTCAAACGCCACCACCGCCGCAGTTCGGATGCCCTCAAATATGGGAACAACCACATTACGGATGCCTTCGCCGATGTAGCCGATGGCCTGCTTGATCTTCGTCCATACTCCGACGATGTTCTGGCGCAGCTTTTCGCAGTCTACGCCAGCTCGTTCGAGCATGGTTCCGAGCAGGCTTTTGTCGCCCCGCATGAACGAGATGAAGTCCTCGATCACGAGGGCCAGCAGCAGGAAGACCGCAAAAAAGGCCAGCGCCTTTCCGTGGCCCAACCCTATTGCCCGCGCCAGCTTCGTAAAACCGTTTATGGCCGCTCCGATTTTCTTGAGGTTCATCGCCACGAGCATGGCCGTGAACGCCGCAGCCAGAACAGACAGCACACGCTGTGAGCCGCCCAGCTTATCCGTAAGGTCGGTGAGCTTCTGGAGCCAGTCACGAATCATCGTCAGACCCTTTGCACCAATGCTCAGAATCTTCTGATAGGTCGGCAGGAAGAACTGGCCGACTATCGTTTTGATTTCCTTCAGCTTGGCGATGTACCGCTTTTTGGTGCTTTCGTAGCTGTCGAGGCTGCGCTGGCAGTCGCCAATGGCATCCGGGCTTTGCTGGAGGATGGCCTGATAGTTGACCTGCATCTTCGTGAGCTGGTCCAACTTATCGTAGGTTCCCTTCAGGCCCAGCGTAGCCATCGCCTGCGCTCTGGTGCTGTCGTTCAGGACCGCACCCAGCGTCTTGGCGGCTTCAGACTCGCCCATGACAGCCTTCGTCATGGCGTTTACGGACGCTGTTTCGTCCATGTTACCAAACGAGGCAAGGTCGAGGGCCAGCGAGGTCATCTGCTCGGCCATTTCAGCGCCAGCTTGGCGGGTCATGCCAAAGCCGACCAGCAAGTTCTGCTGATCGGCAAGGTAGGTCTTGATGTCGTTTTTGTTGCGGCCAATGGCATCGGAGTATTCCTGCGCCCATTTATCGACCTCATTCCGCATATCGCCGAAGACAACATCGAACTTGTTCTGCATCTTCTCAATGGAGGATGCCACCTCAACGCAGCCATCGATGGCGCTCTTGATGCCCGCGACGGACAGCGTAATACCGACCGCGCCGAGAACTTTGGAGGCCATCGACTTCAGCGACTTGATACTGCCCTCTACCTTCTGCTCGGAGGCTTGATCGACCTTGTAGCCAAACAGGATGCCGATGTCGCGTATGGTCATGCTGGTCAGCTCACCTCCTTAGCCATATCCTCTACCCGGCCGGCTTCCACGTCCTGCTCCATGCGGTACAGCGCATAGAGCTTCAGAGCTTCGTCCAGCGTATAGCAGTTCTTCAGCTCCCACATGGATGCCAACCGGGCCTTGATGAGGATATACATTCTCAGCTCAAGCTCTGTGAAGCCGCTGAGGTCGAGGTTACCGTAGCGCTCTGGGCCTGAGCCATCGTCCTCTCCGCCCACTCGGCGACTTTGCCAAATCGGTCGCCGAGCTTCTTGAAAAAACCGTTGTAGTTGGTGCGGATGACCTCAAACGCCAGAATGAACATATCCTGCACATCGGTGCAGAACACCTCGTTGGCAAGGTCTTCCGTAAGCAGGCGCACCTTTTCGCCCGGCTGCTCCACCGAGATGTTGCTGCCCGCGATCAGCAGGTGCTTCAGGATTTTCTCGACCTTATCGCCATCGAGCGAAGAGAAAGCCCCCGCAATCGCGGGAGCTGCATCTTCTACCTTGATGTCGAGCAGACCGTTACCCTCCTTTTCCGTATCCACGGCAGACAGCAGCGGTGCAAGGCCAGATACGAGCGGCAGAACGAGCGCTGCCAGTTCGCCGGTCATGTTCGCCGCTTTGAACGCCGGGAGCGGACGGATGTAGAAGATGTTCTCGCCCACGTTTACTTCGCGGGTTTCGAGCTGCTTCAGATTATTCATCAGCGTCCTCCTTACTCACTCATGGTTGCGTCGCCGGTGTCGAGTTCCCACTCACGGTTGTTGGTCTCTTTGCCGCGAGTGACGGGAGCTTTCTTCACGCACCATGCAGCTTCCGTGCTGAACACCAGACCGCCCTTCAGGTCCTTAATCAGAATCGGGAACAGACCGTTGCCGGTGTCGCGGTCGAGATCGACCATACCGGAGAAGTACGAGTTGCTGTCGCTGATCTGCAACAGGGTGAGCTTGACCTTGTAGGTGTTGTCCGGCGAAATTGAACGGGCAATTTCGCCGTCACAGCCGGTCTTTTTGGTAATACCATCGCCGTTCGGCTCAATGCTGATGAAGCTGTCATCTGCATAGCCGGTGACAATGTGCGTACCACAGGTGACGATAACTTCCTTCGGGTTGTAGGTCTTGATCTTGCTGGACATTTACTTTCCCTCCCTTACAGATTCTCGTAGGTCAGGCAACCCTTGATTTCTACCACATGGATAGCACCAGCAATGCGGGCAGAGAACTTGCAGTCCTTCAGGATGCGGGATGCCTTCTGGGTGCTGGTCAGGTCTGCTGCCAGCGGCACAGACGTGGTGTAGCCCGGAATAGCATTACCGTCTGCATCATACTCCGTAGGAGCAATGCCGCCGTACTTCTGGCCGTCCTTCAGGGATGCAAGCATCTGGTTCTCAACAAGGCCGATGCCGTTGTCGGTGTAGGGAATCTTCGGGTTGACGATAAGCAGGTTCACGACACGAACCTGCATATCGTTCTGGAGCCAGTCGCGGAAGCGGATAACATCAATCCACTCACCGCCGCCGGTCTTGCCGCCCTGTGTGATGTTCTTGGATGCCACGGTAATGACGTAGTTGAAATTTGCAGCCTCCAGTTTCTTGATAAACGTGCTGGTCAGCTTTGCAGGAGAAACGGTCGCAAGCGGCATCAGCGCCCACGTTTCCTGACCGGCGTGGTAGTTCATCGCCTTGACGGCCGCAGCTACAGCCATGCCGTACAGGTTCTCAGCCGGGATGTCGTTCTCCAACTGGTCTGCCGTTTCTTTCGGGAAGAACGGGAAGCTACGCAGATAAAGGCCGGCATCCACAATGGGTTTATCCGGATCCTTGTCGATGTAGCCGCACAGCTTGTTCTGGGTTTCGGTCCACTGGATGATTTCCTTGACCTTTTCATCCGTCAGGCCGACCGGGCAGATGCAGTACCAGCCATTGACGGCCAGCGCACTCTCCAGAACAGCACTTACGGTCTGCAATGCGGGGTCTTCGCTCTCCTTGTCCACGATGTTGTCCATGAAGGCGACGTACACCTCATGGGGTCTGGGGGACTGCGAAAAAGCCACCCGCGCAGCTACGCCAACAGGGTCAGCGCGTTCGCCGGTGGCGATGATGCCCAGCGCCGTCAGCTCCTCCAGACGGTTGTACACGCCAACTGCAGGCACATCTTCAGTCGGATTTGCAGGGGCCGGACCCAGAATCAGGATATTGTCGAAGTTGGCATCGTTGGAGATGGGGGACGCCAGCGAGATGTCAACGGTACAAATCCTATCGAGGTTGTTGCTCATGTGTCATCTTCCTCCTTTACAAGTCGGTTGTTTATCTCGGCGTTCGTGAAATACTCGCCTTCATGGGCAGTCATTTCAGAGCTACCGCCGCCGCTGGGTGTCGGGGTTACCTGCGGCTCAATGTTGATGACATCATCAGCTTGGATGTCATCTTCGCCATCGGAATGCTTCACGCTGTCGATGTCCAGCGTTCCGGTAATGCCGATGGCCGTCATGGTGAAATAAACCGCGATTTCCAGCATTGCCCGGAACTCGTAGTTGGTATCATGCACCAAATCGGTCAAATCCTGAACTGCCGTAGGAACGACAATGGCGATGTCATGCTGGTGACACCACTGTGTTACGAACGGGGAGTTCAGGAAACTCTCAAAGGCCAGCATATCATCTTCAGCCGTGTTTTCGGCAATGGGGGTGAAGCCCGGTGCCACTTCTTCCTGCCTGCCATGCGTGAACAGATCAATCTGCACAGGAACAGATGCAGGATAAAAGGCTACCGGTGTGCCTTCAATGATTTTGACCGGCGGGTTTCTCGACCGGTTGACGGAGCCGGTGGTCAGCGTGACCAGCGGACTGCCGGGCTTTGCTACAAAGCTCTGCTTGGCATACGTCACGATTGCTCCAGCAAAGTACGTTTGGGTGAGCTGCACAAGCAGCTTCTTCAGTTCAGAAAGCGTCATACGCAGCAATACCCACCTTTCCCATCTGCTCGGATTTCAGGGCGCGGCATACGGTTGGCCTCTGCTGCTGAAACCTGAACAAACTCGCTGCGGCAGTGACCCACCATCGTGTGGTCCCACCCCAGCGAGCTGACACATTCATACCAGTGTCCTTCCGGGTCCATCCGCCCCTGATAGAAAAGCCAGTCGGCTCTGCGGCCGACAGAGCGGTCTGCGGTATGGAAAACGAGATCACCGAAAGCCTTCATGCGCTTTACGGTGTTCTCACCTTCCGGGAGCGCCTGAAGCTCATCTTTGGAGAGCGGCTGAACATTCAGGGACGTGATGAAGTCTTTATACCCGGAAACCCCATAGCCATCGACAATGTTCTCCTCGCCGAAGCGACGCACAACAAATGCTCTGCGAAAAATGCCAAGCCCCATATCAACCACTTCCTTTCTTGCGAATGACGTATTTGACGGACTGCCGCATTCTGCCGGTGTCGATCAACGGTTTGTCCGATTTCTTCTTGCGGATGGTGGAGGGCGCGTTCGGTTCATAGCTGCCGCTCTCGATTTTCTCTTGAACTAAGCCCACGCCGAATACACCAATTTGCTTCAGGCTTTGCTCGGCCGTTCCGCCAGCAGTAATAGCCTTTAGCTGCTGTGCGCACATGGCATTGATGGGGTCAGCATTCTCATCAACGCTCTTGCGCAGAAATGGCCGGGACGGCGCGGTCGAAGTTCCCAGTTCGTTCCACATAGCTATTTGAGCCATATCAACGCCCCGGTCGTCTGTGACCTTGCCAGCCTGAAATCCAACAAAAACTTCCTTGTCCTGAAGCTCATCAATTTGGCGGAAGAACTTTTCGCCTTCCGGGGTCAGCCGGTCCCACCCGCCAGTCATCGGCACTCACCCGCTGAGTGAATCGAGATCACGACCATCCGCCGCAGCGTCAAATACTCCAGACCATAGGGAGTCAACGCCAGTTCGGCATCTGCCATCAGGTTGGTTCCCTGATTTACGTTGAAGCTGACAGACGTTTCGCCTTCAGTGTAGCTTCCAACGCGCAGAGCGTCGCCTACGCTTCCGTACTGGTTGTCGCCATAGCCGGCCATTTTCAGGCGATGTGCCGTCAGGAGTGCGATGGCTTGGTCATACAGCTTCCCGAACACCTTCTTGCTGATGAGCGGCGCTGTGAGGTTCAGCCATGCCTCAACGGTCTCATCGTTCAGCACGTCGAACTCGGTGGCAACCAGCCTGAAAATTCTGACGGCATCTTCCATGACTTATTTCTCCTTTGCAGCAGTGCGGCTCTTGACCTCGGACAGGTTTCCCTGCCCGATGAAGAACTTCACAATCTCGTTGTCATCATAGCCGGTGACTTCCTTGGCTTCACCCGGCAGGATCACGGTAGCGCCGATGCTGATGATTTTGTTTCCGATATTCTTCAGTTTCATATCATGGCTCCTTTACAAAAAGATAGGAGCCGCCGCATAAACACACGGCAGCTCCACGGGTGAATCAGCAGATGCCAGTAGCAATCAGCATGGACATGGGGTAGTAGATGATAGCGCCTGCGGTGCGGGCCTCGCAGGGAACGACCATCTCCAGACCTTCAGGCTGCACGGGATACTGCATGAAGGACAGCGGGTTCTCGATGGTGAACTTGCGGGGGTCGTTCTTGAACAGCAGCGCAACGCCCTTGCCATCGCTTTCTGCCGCATACGGGTTGGTGTCCACGCTGTCAGGGTCCAGCTCCGGACAGGAGACGATACGGGCAATATCCTTGATATTGTCCTGAACGTACTTCAGCACGGTGGTGGCAGTGCTTTCGATGCGGCGGTTCTGAATCTCGATATACGCCTCGGACGGCAGGGCCAGAGTGTCCGGCTTCTCCACCTTCTTGGTGGTGCGGGCGACCTGCTTCAGCATACCGGTGATGTCGGCCAGAATCTCGTCCTCGGTCTTGTCGGCCCACTTGGTAGAACCCTTTGCGCCGGTCGCAGGGACGTACAGCGGCACATCGTTGTCCTTGGACAGAACGCCGCGCAGGCCGGTCTCGACATCGCCATTCCACGCGATCTTGTTGTTCAGGTAGTCGATCTGGTAGCGGGCAGACTCTGCCTTGCGGGCATCCAGCGACTTGCCTGCCATAGCAGAGGCACGCATTTCCTGAATGGAGTAGCCGTAACTGTCGCCCAGAGACTTGATGATGGCGGTGGTGGGCTTGCCCTTCACATCAGCACGGGGCAGGTCGGTGGCGTAGTTGCTGATAATCTTCGCCATGCCGGTCTTGTCGTAGCTGTAGTAAGTGACGGTCTCGGCGCCGGGGTTGATTTCGCTGGAGACCGGGAACAGCTTCAGCGCGGTGAACTCCGGGTACTCCACATCGTAGGACTGAGACTTGACGTAATCCAGCTCGCGGGCGAAGAACACGGAGGCATCGCTGGCATCATCGAAGTTCATCTGCGGAGTTTCGACCAGAGCGGCCGGAATCTTGGAGTGCAGCAGAGCGTCGTAGTCGTTCTGGTCGTATCTCATGGATTTCTGGTTAGTGTTCATCTGATTTTGTCCTCCTTCTCTCAGACAGTAGGCTTGGCATCATCGGTGGATGCAGCGTGACCGTCAGCGCCGCTCGCGGCAGGAACGCCGTACAGCTCCACCGGCGCAACGCCATTGCTGGCCGCACCGATGAAACGACCGGGAATTGCGATGCCGCCCTCCTTTGCGAAGCAGCCTGCCTCATCGCCTTCCACGATCATGTGCAGGGCATCACCATAGGCGGGTGCAGCGCTGGTCGCCAGACGTACCCAAACGCGGCCACGGCGCATGACACCGACGTTCTGGTTGTTCAGGACGTAGAGCTTCCCCTCCAAATCCTGCTGGCGGTCGAAGCCGTTGATGACAACACCCTCGAAGTTATCAGCGGTGCTCGCGCTGGTCGGCAGCGCAACGCTGCTGCCCGGAACCTTGCCGGTGACAACACCAACACCGAAATGCAGCTTGCCGGTCGCCTCCTCATTGAAACGGGAGTCCACCGGGTAGTGGAACATATCGTAGATGCCACCTGCAACGCCCTTGCTGGTTGCATAGCCGTAGGTTTTCTGAACACCCATCTTACTTTTCCTCCTTCTTCATTCTGCGGTCGATCATGCGCTGGCGGGCCTCGGAAGCGGAGCTGGTCTGCTTCACAGGGGGCTTGCCATCGCCGTGCATCATCTGGGAACGCTGATAGTTGGTATCCTTGCGCTCCTTCATCTCGGAAACGGCCATATCAAACGCTGCGTTGACGTAGGCGGCGCTCTTGCCGTCCAGATGCAGGGTGGGCTTCAGCTTGCCCAGCACGGCCTTCTTGGCATCCTTGACGCTCATGGCTTCCAGACCATCCATGTTCAGGCGGTCGCCGACACGGACAACGCGCAGCAGCTCGCGGAAGTCATTGGCGGAGTCTGCGTGGCCTTTCTTATCCTGCGCGGCGTCGCCGCCCTCATCGGCGTTGCCTTCATCGCCGTCACCATCGGTCTGAGTACCGCCGCAGTCGCCCTCAGCGCCATCAGTGGTCGTGCCAGCAGCTTTCAGAACGTCGATAACTCCCAGCAGGGTGTCGATGTCCTCGTCCTGCTGCGCAATCACGCCCATTGCGCCGGGCATATCTGCCGGGTCGCCCTCAGAATCGCGGCGGTCACGGCGGTCTTTGACCTGCTGAACTGCATCCGGCTGTTCGCCTTCAGCAGCACCGGCGGTCTGCGCAGGCGGCTCTGCGGTAATACCGCCGTCGGCCGCAGCACCAGAACGCTCTGCGCGGCGTTTCTTGAACGCCTCCACAGCAGCGGCCAGCTCCTCCGGGGTGGGAGCGCCATCAGTTCTCTTGGTGGTGTTTTCCATGTTCAGTTTTTCTCCTTTCATGCAGTCGTGGCCCTGCCCATCAATGTTGAGCCGGGCCTGTTCACCAGCCCTCGCCTTATCGACAAGGGCAAGATGGTTGATTTCGATGTCCCGCTGAATGGCATCATAGGGTTGCCCCTCCCAGATACCGGGCGTTTCGTCCAGACGCAGGTTGTAGCCGCAGGACAGCTCACGCATTTTGTACTTTTTCAGGCTGTCGGTGTCGTGTATGATGATTTCTGCACGGACATCATCGCCGTCCCGGTAGCCCTCCGACAAAATCGTTCCGATGCTCTCCTCTTTCACGTTGTCGGTGTCAACGTAGCCAGCATCATGCGTTACGATGATGGGCTTCCCCTTGTAGGACGCAAGGCTCTTTTCAGCAAAGACTTCTTCAGGCAACCGCAGCTCCCGGCGCTCGGAACCATCCGGGTTGTGATAAACAAAAATGCCCACCGATGTCACGATGGGGTGGTCTACAAGGTAGCCCTCATCTGTGAAATAGGTGGCATCCAGCGGCAGGCTGTCAAAGCGCTGAACCTTCATATCGTTTTCCATGTTGAACAACTCCCCTCTCAGGTCTTACAGGATGGTTTCATCCACGGCCATCGCCCCCTTTCGTGACCGGCAGGTCAACGGTTTTGATGTTGAAGACCGGCAGTGCGCAGCAGCGGCACTGGTAGTCTTTGCCGGGGTGACAGCGCCGCCCGGTCTTTTCATCGACCACCGGCGGGTCATCCCAGCGGAACCGCTTATGGTTCAGCGCAGCATGGCTTGGGCGGACGCGGCTATCGCCAGAGGTTGACCAGACGTACTCCACCACGCCTGCGTCCTGCTGTTGCTGCTGGGTGATGTCACCGTTCAGCTTGGCGATCTGGTCGCGGGCAAGCAGTTGGGCGTGCCGCCGGTCTACGCTGTACGTCCGCTGAATCTGCTTGACGATGGCCGTCGTGGTTTCGCCGTTCCGATAGCCCTCCAGCGCGATCTGGCGCATACGCCCCAGACTTTCCTGCGGGATGGTCTTGATGAGCGCCACGTTATCCTCGACCCAGCGTTCCATCATCGTTCTGTACAGCTCGCCGGTGTAGTAGTCATCCATCAGGTCGATGCCCAGCGTGGACTTGACAGCTTTCTTCCACTCCCGGATGCTCAACTTCCGCGTGAGCTTTGCCATAGACTCGATCTTGCTGCGCAGACCAAACATAGAGGTGCGCCGCTCCAGCTCCACGGTCATCTTGGAGAAAACCGTCTTGACCTTGGCAATCAGGTCCGAAGCGTCATCATGGCGTTGGCCCGCTTCACGCTCTGCGCGGGCTGCATCCCTGATCTCCGGCAGATACTCCTTCAGCAGTTCGTTCAGGACGCGGATGTAGGCATTGGTGAGCCGCTGGAACTCGCGTTCCGCCTGCACAGGGTACTTGGATGAATATTTGCATATCAGGTTATCGTGACTTCCGAAGCGGTGGCGGAGCAGGTCTTGTACCATGTGTCCGTGGACGGTATCATTCACTGTTTTCGCCTCCTTTTCTGGTTCCGAACAGCAAAAAAGCGGCGATTTGTACCGCCGCAGTTGAGATTATGGCTTAATGCCCTCTGAGAACTTCTGATGAGTGCCGGGAAATGTCCCAAATGTGCTTGTGGGATAATTTGTGTCCGAGGTTTGAAAGCCGCTAGATGGCTTTATTTGCGGCAGTTGCGAAAAGCCCCTGCCTGACACTCGGTCCCGCGCCCGCACCGTTGGCAAATTTGAACGAAGTGAAAATTTGACAACAGGTTACGGTTTGGTTGGGTAAGGTACGGTTATAGTCGGACGCTCCGCCGGATTGTCCGGTGGACGTTCCTGCGGATTTTGGCCTGTTTTCGGCCATTTTTGAATATTTATCCAAAAACAGGTGGATATATTCCAAAAACAGCCAATTTCGGGCTTTGCGTTTTCCGACCATTTCGGTGATTGCGGTGGAAAAACGGTTCTTTTCTGGTTTACAATCGCCCTGATGTCGGTTTACAATGCGGTGAACTGCGGTAAAACAGGCGGTTCCTTACACAGCAGGCGGAAGGTTTCACGGCCCTTCGGGGTGATGAGCGTCTGGGTCCCGGCCCAGTCGTTGTGCCGGCCCGTGCGTTCCTTCACCTCGAACAGGCCGTTGTTCTTTGCCGCATACGGCATCAGCTTGTTCTTCTGGTCGCGGTAGATGTACTTGTGTTCCAACAGCCAGCCTACGAAGTACTTCTCCTTGATACCCAGCTCCTTGGCAGTTTCGCGGAAGTTGGTCAGCAGGTTCCGGGCCACCAGCTCATCAAAATACTCGGCCTTCGGCTGCATGATCTGGTTCTGCGCCGTCAGCTCCTTGATTCGGGTATCGCGGTCGGTTAGGGTCTTCTGCGCGACCAGCAGGGCCTTTGCCATAAGTTCCTGCGGGGAAAGCTCCTCCTGCCCGGCAATGTAGCCGCCGTTCTTGCGGATGCTGGGCAGCACCACGGCCGTGACCCACTTGCGGAAGGGTTTGGCCTCTGGCTTATCGCTGCGCAGGATGACGTTGTACAGGCCGGACTCGCTGATAATCCAGCTCTCCTGTGCTCCGCCGGGGGTCGTAATCTGAGTACGCCCCTTTTCGTCCTCTTCCAGACGGTCGGCTACTTTTTTCAACTGGGTAGAATCCATTTCCAGCACCTCGCACACGTCCTTCAGGACAAACCACGGCTCACCGTTGATGTTCATGATTCGCACCGGCTTGTTTTCTTCGTACTTAAAAATCGTAACCTTGTTCATAATCTATCTCCGTTCCGTTTTGAGATGGGAAATTCGGGCAAAGAAAAAGAGCGGTGGTTTCCCATCGCTCTTTGCTGTACGTTATTCGGTTCTCAGGTGATGATGTCGGCTACGCCTTTCGCAAGCTCGGCAGCTTTTTTCATCAGGGAGTTTTCTTGCAGGTACTCCAGCCCCTTCAGTGTGATACGCGGCGTAGAGCTGGAGATAAGGATGCTGCCATCCACGGTCCTCTGCACAGAAAAGCCGTCGATGTAGCCCTCCTTGGAAAGCATCTCCATCAGCGCTACCCAGCGCTGGTCAGAGAGCTTCAGTGCCTTCGCAGATATGCAGTCCATATTGGGTTCATCGTAATCCAGCGCCTTTTCCAGATACCGCAGAATGCGGTAGATGACTCTGAAGTTATCCATGCTCACTCCACCTGCTTTCCTGCTGCCCACGCCTCGCGGGCTTGGTTCAGGCTCATGTGGTTGGCACAGTCTTCTTCATCCGGGTCATCAAGCTGGACGAGATCATCTTCCCAGTTGCACACCGGGCAAATGTCAAACTCGCCTGCGCTTTCAAACGTATATTTGCCACAGACCGGGCAGATATAGCTTTCACCAGATTTGACCGTAGACATCTTACACACCGTCCTTTTCCTTGAACTTGTTGTAGTAGGCCAGCGCCGTGTCAGGCTTGGCTACGCCACCGCTACCGCATTTGGGCTTCATGTAGGTGCAGATGTTCTGGCCCGGAAATCCAGAGGCGTATTCCGTTGTCTTTACGTTGAAACGGACGATTTTGCCTTTGGGAGTGCTATAGCCGATCACATTGCCTCCGCATGGTTGCTGCAAGAATTTATCCGCAGCCGCTTCGTATTCATCTTCTGTCGAGAATCCGAACTCAGCTCCATGCTTGGTGAAATGAACGGTTTTCTTTTCAGGGTCTGCAAACCCTTTGCACGAAGCATTTTCGCCTTCGGGAGATACCGCAGGCCCGCTTTCGGTGGAGCCAGAGCTACTGCCCTCGCTCTCTGCGAACTGCCCGTTTTCATCCCGTGGGTGGTCGGCTTCGTTGAAGTCCATCCTATCTTTCATCTTAGCATTTTGTGCTTCCGATGTCAAACCGTGATTTAACGATAAAACGTCGAGCAATGCAGTGATGCTTTGGGCAAACGGCGGGAACAAACGCTCCGGGTTCTGAGTGGACAGCTCGGCCACCTTTTCGGCGGTGATGAACCCCGGAGAGGTCATCTCGCCATCAGCGCACCGGATGCTGCCGTCAAAATCCGTGCAGAGGAACACATGGGACGGGCAGTACGGCGGTTTCAGGTCGCTCAGGAAGGCTACCGGCATGAGGTCTTTCGGCGTGATGCCAAACTCCTCCTGCGTTTCGCGGATGGCTGCATCTTCCGGGGACTCCCCCGCCTCGATATGCCCACCCGGTCCACCAACAGAGCCGCCCTTCAGGCGAGTGCCGCAGAGAAACCGGCCATCCTGCACAACAAGAACGCCGACACCATAGTCAGTGTCGGCGGCATCCGTGGAGTATTCATCCGTCACATCAGTACACGAAATTGTTATAGTGTTTTCGTTTACAGACTTTATTACGCCCCTATGCTTCGTAAAGCCACTAACTACCACTTCTGCTTCTTCCGGCTTGTAAGATGCTTTAGAAATGTCTACTCCATGCTTGGGTTTTTCGTCTTCAAACACGATGCCAACGTAGTCCCCACCACTGGAAGCGAATTTCCGTGCAACGTCCTCTTTAGTGCTCCAAGAAGATGGGCCATTTTGAAAAATCAGGTCACCGTTTGACACTCCAGATATAATGGACGCTGCAACATCTTTAGTTACAGAGATGCCGCGATATATCGGTTTATCACATTTGGGACTCCGTTTAATGAAATCTTCTAGAGCAAAAGCAGTTTTGATACCCGGATCGCCATCAACTTGTTTCATGAAAGACTCTCGCATATATTCGGAGTCAAGTGTGAAGTCTTGTACGGTCTGAAGATACTTTGAGGCTACTTTTCTCTCGACTCCAAGGTCTTCGGCAAGCCAATCGGTAGCTTGACCTCTACTTGCGAATCTTAAATCCGCAATTATTCCATACTGCGATGTTTTAGTGTTGTTTTTGACAACACCTCCATTTTTCTGCGAGTAATCTTTATAAGCAGATTCAATCGCTTCTAAGCTTTTGGGGCGTGCTTCTTGCTTTCGTTTCTTTAGCTCTTCGCGCTCAATTCTCGCTTGCTCCTCCTCTTTTTGGGCGACTTCTTCCGCCTTTGCTTTTTCGGATACTTTGCTTTCAACAGGTTTATTGGGGACAGATAAAACCTTCAGGAGTGACCCATACGTTGACCCCTCCTCGTCTTTGCCGTTGACTTTATACATCTCCTGATTTGAAAGTGTGTCCCATCCAAGAAACGAGTCTTTATACTGCCAAGTGTTCTCGGAAATTTTCTCATAGGTTTTATGGCCATGTCCAATCACCGTTCCAACTGGCAAGTCTTTAACCACATCTGCAACTTTTGTGTAGTTCTCTTTATTGGACAACTTTTTTATTTCAGAAGTATACTCGGCAGGTGACCGGGAAGCCGAAGCGTGGTTTTTTGACTTTTTACTTTCTGTGGAGGATTCTTTACTTTCTGCCTGTTTGAGAGTTTCACCTTTTAGGTTTCCGCCATTTTGTGCAACACCGTTCTCATCAATAAGAATGTGCGTGCCATTGACGGTCACCCATTTCCCATTTTCTGCATCAGCATTGGCTACAGCAGGTGCGGTTTGCTCCGCACCGCCCGGAGCCTGCCCCTGCTCAAGGTTCTTCCGGGCGGCTTCCACGTCGCTCATGGCGCTCGGCTCAGTACCCAGCAACGACTGCAACAGATCACCCTCGTCATCCTCGGAGATGATGTCTTCGACATCAAACTCCTCATCGGACGCAAGGCGGCGGCGCACCTCGGTGGGGTCGAGCGCCTGCATATCGACGTATGCCTGCGCAGTCTGGGCTTTGACCAGAGCCGTCTGGGCCTTGGTTTGGTCAACCGTGGCCTGTTCCGTGTCGCTCAGACTCCACAGGGGCTTGAACTCCAGCTTGTAGTCGGGTTCCTCGGCCACATCGCCTGAAGCGATGCCCGCCCGGAACACAACGTCCAGCAGTGTGCGGAGGTTACGCTTCAGCATCAAGCGCTGAATCTTCTCCACAAAGTTGTAATAGCTCTCGAAGTCACTGTCGCCGGTGGCGTTCATGCCGGCCGGTGAACGGCCAAACAGAATCGTCTGGGGGATGTTCGTCAGCGCGGACAGCATATTGCAGGTCGCGTCGATGACATCCTTGACACCGGAAAACTGGAACGTCTTGAAGTCGTACTGCTCTCCCTCGGAGTCAATGGCGATGCTGTTCAGCAGACCACGGGAAGTGTCTACGAGCTGTAGGCGCTTCAGCACTTGGTTCTCGCCGTCATCTGTGGTCAGCAGAGAGGCAAGCCCCTTCATGCTGTAGATAGCCTGCACGCTCCGCTCCAGCAGCTTCACGCTGTCGGTGTGGGCTGTTACGGTTTCCCGCAGCGCCCGGCGAATGCGGACGTATTCAGGCATACCCCAGAACAGGTAGGTTGCATTGGAGGTCTGCTCCGGCAGAACGCCGTTGCGGAACACCAGACATCGGCTCTCATGGACCTTGAAGGAACCGTAGATGCTGGAAACATAGTAATATTCCGGCTGTCCGAACTTGGACACCCGGTTCCCCACGCCCTTCCCGCCGTAGTCCTGCTGATACAGGCTGGCGTAGTCGGGCTGTACAATGGAGCGCTCATAGACGCGCAGTTCATCGATGCTGCGGATATGTTCCCAATCAACGGGTTCTTCCAGCCCGCGCCCATCGTCGATCAGCATGACAATAAGAGCGCCACCGTAGAGCCGCGCCCACTTGATGGCGGTGGCAGCTTTCTCCTCCCATTCGAGATCATCCAGAGCGTCTTCCACAAAGGCATTCAGTTCATCACTTTTCAGGTTCAGGTCGAAGCCATGCTTCAGCGCTTCCTCGGCAGGCGTATCAATGATTTTGGAGAACAGGCCGTTGCCCTCATACAGCCCGGTGAGCTGCATATCAGGGATGACCGGCTCCCGTTCAAACTTGTACGCCTCGGAGTTGTCCTGCTTGGTTCCGTACTTGTTCAGGAGGTTCACATAGCCATCCTCACGATGCGGACGCACAGCGCCGTTCTTCCGCCGGAGGATTTCACGGCCACGCTCATTCAAACGCCGACGCTCGGCCTCATCTTCAGGTATGTGCATTGCGCTTCCTCCTTCCTGTTAAAATTCAATACGTCCATCCGACTCGTTCCAGATGCCAGAGGATACCACAACATCCGTCAGGGTGTTGAAGGTGACATAGTATGGATTGCCGGTAACATCAGCGCTCAGAATCAGCTCCAGCAACTTCACGCGGGCCAGCAGGTCGTTGATGCTGGATTCATGGCCATTGAGCAGGCTTTTCAGAAGCGTCCAGAACAGCAGCAGGTTCCCACTGCCCAGATACTTCTCGCTGCTTGCGGTCATGTTGTCGTAGATGCCCTTGATGAGGTCATCATCCGCCTTTGCCACACTTTTCCGTGTAGCATAGCTGGTGAGGTCCACCTCAGCAGAGCCGACGATCTCAAAGATGCCGTGAATGAGCTTGTACGCTCTGTACTGCTTCCCAGCTTCACTGTTGTTCTTACGAAGGAAATAAATGGTGTCAGCGTTGGCCTCACTGGGCGCAGGGAGAGCATCGACAGAGACGGCTTTCAGATGCCCGGCCCCGTTGACCTTTTCCCGAACTTCATCCGCTGTAGCATAGCAGGAGTCGTTCTCCAGCGCAGAGGTCTTGGTCGGAACCTCGATGTTCACGACTTTGTTGTCGGGAGGGATAGCCTGCCCATTCCTCTGGATGCTAACGATGACGTTTTCTTCCGCATTGGCAGGAGCATGAGCCGACTGTACATGATCTTCGCAGGTCTTCAGTGAATCGTTGATGTCCTTGATGATGTCTTCCATCGCAGAAGACAACTCTGCAATCTGTTCTGCCGTGTAACCCTTTGCCTTCAGAGAAGCAAGCCTAAGCGCTTCAAGCGTGTTGAGTTTGTCGCTCATGTTCGCTTTCCTTTCCAAAAATAACAGCGGCAGGAGCACATTCCCCTGCCGCTGTATTCTTACTTATGGGTTATCAGGCGGTTGCGCCAAAGACCTCGGTCAGCATCTCACTGACCTCTGCATCAGTGGCAATGGTCATGCCGTCCAGCTTGGACTTATCCGCAGCGGACATCAGACCGGCTTTGGCAGTAGTGGCCTCGGGATAAGTGGTATCCTGACCCGGGATGCCCAGTGCGGTGAT